AGTAGACATAATATTTGGGATACCAGCTATGATATACAAGGGATTGGGATATGTTATATCAGGAATAGGCAGAATCTTTTCATCTATTCCTGATATGATAAAATCTGTAATATTTGGAATTGTCGGTGCAATCCTTTATCCATTTAAAACAATTTTAAATTTCTTCGGCAAAGGCATTGGCGATTCATTTATTAAAAGGATAAAATCCGGATTAGGATTTATAATTGACATTCTTTATCTTCCGTTTAAGATCATAGGAAGAATATTCAGTTTTATTGGAAGTATATTTAGTTCTATTGGAGGTCTATTTAGTTCTGTCGGAAGTCTATTCAGTTCTTTTTTAAGTATATTCAGTTCTTTTGGAAGTCTATCCAGTTCTATTGGAAGTATATTCAGTTCTATTAAATCTCTTGGAACTTTGATTTGGGATAATACAATCGGTGCTTTAGCAGGAGCAGGTTCTTGGGTTTGGGATAATACAATCGGAGCTTTAGCAGGAGCAGGAACTTGGATTTGGGATAATACTGTTGGAGCTTTAGGGCAATTTGGCACATGGCTTTATCAAAATACTATTGGAAGAATTCTTTCTTACCTTCCTTCGTGGTTAGGAGGAGGTGGAGAAGTGGTAGAAACCGTTGCGTCTTCTGTCGCGTCAGGTGCATCTGCTGTCGTCTCAGGCGCAGTAGATCTCACGGCTTCAATAGAAGAATTAGGACCATTTCTGTATGATAATACATTTGGATATTTAGAAGGTTTAGGACCATTTCTATACGACAATACATTTGGATATTTATATGGTTTGGGTCAAACAGTTTATGACGAGTTTGCATATTCAATTTCATATGTTGGTGATTATGTTCAAAATACATTTATGGAAGTATTCAAAAGCGTTTCTGATTACATTTCGTCCATGCTGCCTGGATTAGAAACTTCAAAAGCTGTTGGAGAATCTGTTGGAGAAGCCTTTGGTTCATCAGAAGAAGAAAACATTAAAAGAGTTCAAGAAGTTGGATCAGGTACGGCAAGCGGAATTGGAAGAGCTTTAGGTGGAGTTACCGAACTTTCTGGATCAAAAGTATTGGGTGGAGTTTCAGAAATGGGATCTGCAACTTGGGGCAATTTAAAATCAATTGTTGGATATGCTGAGGGTTCCAAACAAATATCAGAAACTGGTCTTGCTGTTCTTCACAAAGATGAAATTGTAATTCCATCTAATGAAGTTGAAAAATTTTCTGCTCCGAGCGAAGGTGTTTTTGATCCGTCAGGGTTTTTATCTTCAATTTTATCAAATGCACTTTCTCCATTTATATTTGCTGCTTCAACAATTGGCAAATCTTTAATGAGTGCTTCGCCACTTGGAATGTTGTCTGGCAGTGCTTTGCCGCCCGTTGATGCTTTGCCACCTGAAGATACTGGAATTCTTTCTTCCATAGTTAAAAGCGGAAAATCTTTAATTGGGTCTTCACCACTTGGAGATTTGGCAAGTAGCATTTTACCGTCTTTCTCATCAATTTTAGAATCCGGACCTATTAAATCTTTGATTGAAGGTGGGAAATCTTTAATTGGAAATTCACCACTTGGAAATTTGGCTAGTAATATGTCAAATGCTGTATTCGGATCTAGTCCAGAATCAGATGCTTCAACTGTTTCAACAATTGGGAAATCTTTAATTGGAGCTTCGCCACTTGGAAATTTAGCTAGCAGCATGTCAGATTTAACTAGTAATATGTCAATTGCAAAAAATGCTGTATTCGGATCTAGTCCAGATTTAACTAGTAATATGTCAAATGCTGTATTCGGATCTAGTCCAGATTTATCTAGTAGCATGTCAAATACTGCATTCGGACCTAGTCCGGAAAATGAATCAGTTGTTAGTACGGTTTTAGGAGGAACTCAAAACACAAACTTGGAAACAATGGTTGCTGGAGAAAAAGCCTCAACAACTCCTATGAAAACTGAAATTGCATCTTCTGAACTTGGAGAAATCGCAAATGAAACATCAATACAAACAGATCAATTACAACAATTAGTTGATCTGTTCCAAAAAATGTTAGGTGTTTTGCAACCGTCATCTACTATTACAAGTAGTAGTGGTGGAGAACCAGGCTCAACTTCTGCCAATCAAATTCGTCATTCGCCTCCTAATTTTTACAGAAATACAATTGGTTTGGTATCTCAGGGTTCAGCGAAGGGCGTATTGAATATGGGTCCACCTAGCATGTAAAAGAGGTTAAAAATGAGAGGGACTCTTAACAACGGTCAATTAAGAAATATAGAAGATTGTTATATAGTTGTTTATTTTGCAGGTGAAAATTACACAATTGTAATGAATAATTTGCCTGATATATCAGACACAAAAAGTGCAAGTTATCCAGACGAAAATGCAATTGGTCGCTCTATGCCTTTTAAAAGTTATAGAAACTCAGAAAACAGATCAATTTCATGGACCGCACACTTTTTTATTCAACAAGATGGCGACCAAGACATAATATTAGATACTTTGAGAGTAATAGAATCATGCACATATCCAACAGAGCCATCTGGATCGCCTTATGCTCCTCCTCCAATATGTAGATTAAGATGTGGGAAGCTACTAAAAAAAGATGGCGAATTGTGCGCTGTTATGAAAAGCTATAGCGTCAAATTTGATACGAGCGTTCCTTGGGATCAAACAAATTTTATGCCATATAAATTAGATGTAGATATGCAATTTGATGTCATTTACGATCAATCAGATTTACCAGGAGCAGAAACTATTTTAACAGATTAAAACCATGTCAAACTACATAGAATATACAAAAATCCGACCAACACGCTATGTCCCAATAACTAGTAGATATTCAAGTTCTACAGTTGTTTATTATACAGAAAATAAAATTCTATCATTTTCCACTTATAAAAAAACAAATGTTCCAATTAGTCAAAATGATAAATATTACGTTGTCACATCTGGAACTGAGTACAGACCAGATGTAGTTTCTCAAAACGCTTATGGAACACCAGATTTTTGGTGGAAAATTTTAGAAGCAAATAATATAAAAGATATTTATGATTTTAAAGCAGGCTTAAATATCAGAATCCCTAATTCAATTTTTGGATAAATTATGGCATGTACAGTAGATTGTTTATCAACTTATACTTGTGGAAAAGATATATTCCAAGCATACCCTGGAGCCATATACGCTTCTTTTGTAAGACTTACAATAGGCGATATTGATATTACTATGGGAAATAAATCTTCTCCAGCCTATAAAAACGCCGCAGCAATTAGCTCTTTCACTTATGGTTTTGAACCAGGAACAAGCAGTTTTGGTGCAGATGTTGAAATAATAGATTCTGGAGGAACTGCCTATAGAGATATTATACGTGCTATAAACAAAACAATAACAAACGCCGCTACAGAAGCTGCTGGAATAAATATAGATTTTGGTTGGATACTAACAGATTGCTATGGAAAAGTTACAACCACATGGACAGCCAATAAAATTACAGAATCAAAAATTACAGGTTTTATTTCGGAAGTTGAACAAACTTTCGAAAATGCAATAATCAAATTAAAACTTAAAATTCGCGCTCCAACAGTACAGTCGCCAGATGTTATTCAAGACGTTGTAATTGGAGACCAAAGCAACAAGAGAAGTTTAAAATCTGCAATTGTAGAGATGTTCACAAAATATGAACCAAAATATAAGGGTGTTAGATTTGAATCAAAAGATAGTGATGGAAAAGGCGGATTCAAAGAATTTCAATTTAAAAATTCAGACGGTGGACCTGATGGTCCATTAGGCGTTTGGTCAGCCAATCAACAAAATACTCTTTCTGCTGTAAGAGGTTGGTTGAATTCTGTAACAACATCTAATGATTTAGGTGTTTTAATACAGTATGACGCAAACACTTATGAAGCAGTTTTAAAAGAAAGCCCTTTTGAACAGCCTTCATGTCAATATAATCTTGGAACTTATATCGTTAATGGCGGCAATTGTTCTCCTGTTTTAGAATTTAATCCAACAATCAAATGGTTTCCTTCGGGTAGCACAGGAGCAGTTAACGGAAGCGCAACAAGTGCCGGTGGAACAAGACTTGAGCCAGTTCCAGAAAATGTTCAAAAAGCTGGCTCTCAAGCATCGCCAGCACAACAGCAACACGACTCTCATTTTAGAAATCCTGATGACATATCATCAAAAGCAGCAGAAGCTTTTTCTGCACAATACGACGCAAATTATATTGTTGAAACTCCACATTCTCCAATTGACGCTCAATTAAAAATTATGGGAGATCCGTCTTTTGCAAATCTTGTTGATTTTTTAGGAAAAGAAGTTTCTATTATAGTTTTAAATCCTTTTGGATCAAGAACAGATTGCACTTGGATTAGCGAGCCAACTTGTAATCAAGTGCTAAGTAATAAACACTATCTAATAAAAGGTGTAAATCATCAAATTACGGAAGGAAGTTATGTTACAACTTTGCATGTCTGTATGCTTGTGCCTAATATTGCCTTGCCAGCAGATTCGACATTAGGCGGTGGCGGCACTGAAAGTTATAGTGATGCATATGGCGCAACCAAAGCAACTGTTGCTTCGGATCAAGAATAAAGGAAGAAAATGTCTATAGCAAGTCAAGAAGAAGTAAAAGTATTAGAAAGAAGAATAGTTTCTTTAGAGCAACAACTTGGCGGTTTGGGATATTCTGTTAAATCGATTGCAAGACAAGAAATGTCAGCAGCATCTAGGGTTGTAGAACAAGCAGAGTCAATGTTCGGTTTATACACAGCTTTATGCATAGACACAATTGATATATGGAAGCAAAATAGAATTAGATTTTTTTCTCCGTTATTTCACAATCCAAAAATGAATGTTACAAAACTTCCTTGGGCATTTCCAGTTTCAAATTTTGGAGGTTTTGACGATTGTGGATCAACATGGATACCGCCTGCTGGATCTACTGTTTGCATTTTATTTGAAAATGGAAATCGATCATCGCCTTTTTACATTGGAACAACTTGGCACAGAAATCGTGGTCCAGATGGCGAGCACACTTTTGGATTTAATATTGATGAATATTATCAAATTTACGAAGGAAAAAGAAAAGGTTATTTAGTCGGACCGAATGATGGATCTCAAGTTTTACCTCCTTGGAATACAGAAAATTACAATGGATATGATTTATCATCTCTAGTTGATTTTTCTTCAAATCCTGAAGCACAAAAGCTAATTACGTATCCGAATATTTATGGATTCAAAACGCCAGAAAAGCATTATATTAAAATGGTTGATGGCGATCCAAAGTGTGATAGAAAATGGAAAAGATTTGAAATCATGTCCAGTTGTGGAAACTGGATCATGTTAAAAGACGATCACTTGCATTACTCAGGTCAATGGGCAAATCCACAATGTGGAGGTCGAGATATAGTAGATGCCGATTCAAGTTGCGTAGAAGGCGTGAGCAATTCTTCTCAGATAGATAAATTAAGAGGTGGATTTACAGTAATATCAGAAGCAGATTCGGAAGCAGAAGCGAATACTCAAGATTTAAGTCCTGAAATTGGAAAAAAGAAACAAGAAGTTCCTTGTCAAGGGAATCGAAGTAATTCAAAAATTATAGGCGGACATCCATCAACAGGAAGTCCTGAATCTAAATATTACGGAAGTCAAGTTGGCGCCAATCCATTTTTTAAACACAGTCAAGAATGTCGCCCGTACAAGGGTTCTTCGACTCCACAAAATAATATTTGTGATTTGCCACAAACTGGCATTCAAATCATGTCTATTTCTGGACATACTTTTGTTATGGACGATTCTGTTGAAGAGCCATCAGGCGCTCCAACATGGGATCGCGAATTTGATTTTGGATGCAATAATCATTACGCTGGGAGATCCTATTGGAAATCTGCAACAGGTCACCAGATAGAAATGAACGATTTGGAAGGAGTAATTGGCGACGAAGGTGCTGCATTAAGGGGTGAAAACAATTACATTCGTATTTTATCTGCTTGTGGTAACAAAATTGAATTAAATGATCACACAGAATCGCAAAAAGACTGCGCCAGTTGTCCTCCTAATATTGGTGGACCTCAAAGAGGAATTCACTTTCAAAGCACTAGCAATCACACTTTTGACATGGTTGATGAAGCTGTTGAACAATGTGCGCCTTGTAGAATGGAAGGTGGCGTACCAATTCCAAAAGCCAAAAAAGCTTTTGTGCGAATCAGAACTGGGTATGGCTTACAGATGGAATTTCAAGATAACTTTAGTCAAG